GAGGACGGCGGCAAATATACCGGGTGTGTTGGTGTAGTGAAGAACTACTATTCCAGCAAGAAAAAGGCCGGTGTGGAGTTGGAAAAGGTTCAGAATGACGCAAGTTCCAAGGGCCTGTTTTGGTTTTCGGAAGATAAGCTGGCACCGGCCAATGATTTCTTGGGAAGCGTTTCAAAAATAATGAATGCTATGAATTGTCGGTGCAGTTTCCCCCTTCACCATACCGGCGTTCCCCCTGTGAAGAAGGTGATCTTCAGTGGCCCCAAAACTATTGTGCTGTGGGCAGATGGCACCAAAACCATTGTTTCCTGTGGCGCTGGTGATACATACGACTACTACGCCGGGTTCTGTGCCGCTGTGGTGAAGAAGCTGTTTGGTTCTACCACCCACGCCAAGAAGGTTTTGGGTGAAGTGGTTCAGGTGAAATGATCACGCTATTTCAACACCAGCAACAGGCCCTTGACCTGACGGAAGGCCACAACCGATGCGCCTATTACCTTGATATGGGACTTGGGAAAACTTTTGTCGGTTCAGAAAAAGCCCTGACCCTAAATAGCCGGGTAAACCTGTTGATCTGCCAATGTTCCAAGGTTTCTGATTGGATAGATCACATGGTTGAGAACTACGCCATGAACCATTGTTGGATGATTTATGACCTGACCAATAAGAAGGAATTTGATTGGTTTATGGCGGCGGTTGCTGAAACCGACAACCCAACCCGGATTTGCGGCGTGATCAACTATGAACTGACCTTCAGGCGTAAGATTTTGAAAACCCTTTCCGGGTTTACGCTGATGCTTGATGAAAGTTCCTTGATCCAGAATGAGAACGCCAAGCGGTCAAAGTTCATTCTTGGGCTGAACCCTGATAATGTGATCCTTCTGTCTGGTACGCCCACGGGCGGCAAGTATGAAAAGCTGTGGAGCCAATGCCGCCTTTTGGGATGGAACATATCAAAGGAACTGTTTTGGAAGCAGTACATTGAAACGGAATGGGTTGAAGAAGATGGATTCTGGCGGCAGAAAATCACCGGTTACAAAAATGTTGACCGGCTGAAGAAGAAGCTGGCTGAACATGGGGCGGTATTTATGACCACCGATGATGCCGGAATTGACCTTCCTAAACGGAACTTTGTTCCCGTTAGAACGCCCCCAGCAAAGGAATATTGGAAGTTCTGGCGGGAACGGGCGATCAGCATAAACACCGCCACCCTTCAGGAATTTGAACTTGATTCAGATTTTTGGGGTTCCAATGAAAGCTATGAGCGGGAATTGATTGGTGATACCAGCTTGACCCGCCGCCTGTATGCCCGTCAGCTTTGCGGCCTATATAACCCGAACCGGTATAAGGCATTTCGGGAACTGGTGGAGAGTACGGAAGATCGCTTGATTGTGTTCTATAACTTCACTGAAGAAATGGAGCGCATGAAGGGAATTGTAAAGGGCATGAACCGCCCTGTGTCCATCCAGTCTGGTGAAGTCAAGGATTTGGGCGCTTACAATTTCAAATCCAATTCTGTGACCTTCATTCAGTATCAGGCCGGGGCAAGAGGGGGCAACTTCCAAAAGGCCAACAAGATTATTTATTTCAGCCTTCCCGAAAGTTGGGAACTGTGGGAGCAGAGCCAAAAGCGGATTCACCGCATGGGACAAGAACGGCCATGCTTCTATTACTGGATGATTTGCCCCGGCACCGTGGAAGAAAGCATTTTTTCCACCTTGCAAATGAGAAAGGACTATAACGATGAACTGTTCAGAAAATACGAGGACGGCCACCCAAAGGGCTAAACAAAATCTGTGGTTTCGGCGTATGTTTTCCGTTGCCTTGCTGATAGGGGTACTGATTGGGTTCCTGTTTGCCAAAGTACCAATCTGGTTTTCTACCCCGGAGCCTACCACCACGGCGGTTTTGTACGGGGCCTATACCGGCCAAGCTGTCAAAGTTCAGAGTGATGGAACCATTGTTCAGGCCGGTGACTTCACCCCTTTGAATGTCCCTATGGATGAAAGCCTTCAGGAATATGTTTATTGGATGGCGGATGCCTATGAAGTTGATTTCACTTTCCTGATGGCCCTGATCCGCAACGAAAGCAACTTCCAAGCGGATGTTATCAGCACCACCAATGATTATGGCCTGATGCAGATTAACCAGAAAAACCATGAATGGTTGTCCAATGCCGTTGGTGTAACGGATTTCCTTGACCCTTACCAGAATATTCAAGCCGGTATTTATATCCTTGGCACCCTGTTTGAAAAGTACGATGATCCACACAAGGTTCTGATGGCTTACAACATGGGGGAAAGCGGCGCTTCCAAGCTGTGGGATCAAGGGATTTACCAAAGCAAATATTCCCAGCGGGTGATTGGCTACCAAGAAACCTACATAAAGGAGTTGAACGGAAATGATCAAATGTGAAAACGCTTGTCCCCGTGGAAAGTTTGATGGGTGCTGCCATAAATGCCCGGATTTCCACACCTGCCCGGATTCCTGTCAGGAAGATCCCAACACCTGTGGTTCTTCCACCTTTGATGAAGAAGCAGGGCTTCAAGCCTTCCAGCAATCCCAGCTTGCCACCCTGAACGCTATTGCGTCCCTGACTTCTCACAAAAAAGGCCATTGAAGAACAGGAAAAGACCATGAAAGCGGCCCTGTATGATGCCATGATGAAGTTTGGGGTGAAGAAGTTTGAAAGTGATGTGCTGAACCTGACCTTGGTTGCACCAAGCAATTCCACCACTATTGATTCCGCCAAGCTGAAGAAAAAATATCCCGCGATTGCGGCGGAATGCCCCAAACCTAATCCCAAGGCCGGTTATGGGAAGATCACTCTGAAGGGTGGTGAAAAGTAATGATGAACCCTTTATGTTTTGTAACCATCACACTTCACTTTGAAATCAGAAACAGTGAAATGTATGGCGGAAATGGTTCAGTTGGGTATTCTGCTTCTTCATTTCAAGGGGTTGCCCACCCTGAACAGGCGGATGATTCCTTTGTAGAAGCCCAGCGCCGCATTACAGCCAAGCTGTTGAGTGTGCCGGTTGAAGATGTAACGGTTATCACAAAGGATGCCTATGATGCCGCCACAGAAGAACCGGAAGATGATTTTGATGATAGGGATTGGTGAAGCAGTTGGCAAGGGATGAATTTTGGGATGCGCTAAAGGAATACGCCCACCGGAACCACCAAGAACGGGTTTCCAAGAACTCTGACCGGATCGCTTATGCTATCCAGCAATTTGAAGCCCACGGGATTGAATACCAGTTGAAGAACCGGCAGACCGGCCACTTCCATTGCTGGCGGAAGTCTGATGATAAACTATTCCAGTTTTACGCTGGCACCGGCAAGATTCAGGGCCTTCAGACCCGTGGAATTCACAGCCTGATCAAGATATTGGAGGGATAAGGATGCAAAAAAGACTTACTGTGAAGGAACTGAAGGCCGCTTTGGTTGATGTTCCTGATGAACTGGAAGTTCGTTTTGGGAGTGATACAGAAGAAGCCTATGAAATCATTATTGAAATGGCAAGGCGGGTAAAGTATGAACTTCCTGATGGACAGAAATTCGAGGACACCGGCGAAACTGGCGTGGATTACTTTGAAATCTATGGAAACGCTGTCCAGAGTGATGATTTCTGATGGCCGGTGAAAAGAATTTTGAAAACCGCCTGAAGAAGTGGTTAGAGGATGAAGGGATTTACCCTTTGGGGGAGCCGGTTAACCGTATGAGCGCCCCGCCTTGTGGGTATTGGGAAAAGCGTTGGGGTGGTGGGAGGTATGTAAAAAGCGGCCTTCCTGATATGCGGATCGTGGTGAAAGGGCTGGCCCTTGAAGTGGAACTGAAGGCCACTACCGGCACCCCTTCAGAACTGCAAAAGCGCAACATTGCCCAAATCAACAATTCCGGTTGCTTCGGCTTCATCCTGTACCCGGAAGGCTTTGAAACCTTCAAGAAAATTGTGAAAGGGGTGAAACAATGCGAGTTTCCCACAGCCGGGTTGATCTCTTTAATAGATGCCCATACAGATACCGCTTGCGATATGTGGAAGGGCTGAACACTATCCCTGATACGGAACCCGACAACGCCTTAATCCTTGGCACCGCCCTTCATACGGGCATTGAAGAAGGGGTTGAAAAGGCCCTTGACTTCTACCAGTCCAGCTTCCCAATTCTGACGGATGATCATGTGAATGAAATGATGAAGCTGGAAGCCATGATCCCCAAGGCCAAGGCCCTACTATAGGTGTTATCGCGCACCTCAGCTGAAGCAATCGGCTCCTCCGGCACCATAATGGGGTAGAAGGATCGAGGTGTATCACATTTCGATGTGCGATTTCTCTTTTCGCCATGAAGGAAAACATCACATAACTCTTCGTAGGCGGCCCCCATGCTGATATTGTTG